CACAATGCCTAGTTTTGGCCTTAACTGCACCTAGTGACCAAAAAGCGCAACAAGCTGCCGAATTAGCGGAACAAATAGCCCACGGGTTGACCAAAAAACAAGTAAACCAGTGCAAACAAGCTGCAATCAAATTATGGGGTGAAGCATGAAAACTTTTCAACTATTTAGAAACGTGTCATATGAATACTTTATTGAAGCTGAAACATTAGAAGAAGCCAAAAATAAGATAATGAACGAAAACCCCAATTATGAAAGTGAAGAATTGATTGAGTGGGTTTTTTTAGATGAACACGATGGGGCAGACTGGAAATATGAGCCAGTTTTGCAAGTAAATTGATTTATGCCTGTATTGCCCTAATCCTTAGAATACTCTCAGGCAAACGCTAAACCCATAACCCGCACTAAAAAGCGGGTTTTTTTACGTCTATAAAATAAGGGCTTTAGGCTCTTTTTTTACGTCAAGCATATCAAGGGAAGTCCTCAGCCCTGAATTGCAGTTCTTGAGCGAACCATAGGCGTTCTAGCATGATGTTTTGCAGGGCTTGTCGTGCTTCTATGGTCTTTTGAAATCGGTCGCTCATTTCCTCGATTTCCTGTTTATTCCATAGCACTAGATTTTCTGATTTTAATTCTAGGCGTTTTCGTATGTAATCGGCACGTTCTTGAAGGGTAAAAAAAGGCTTATTGTCTAGTGCTCGGTTACAGTCTTTGCATGAGTTAGCAAGGTAAAACCCTATTTTTCTCTCTTTAAACCACTTTAGTTCTTTTGCGTCGCACCATGACAATGGCGGACAATGATCTAGTTCTGACCACTTATCACCACAATAAAAGCAGCCAGCCCTACTACTCCAATGGCGTTCATATCTATGCCCGTATAGTTTGAGCAGTTCATTTCTATGTGCTTTTGAAGTGCGTTTAATTGCCATTTAAGGCATTTTACCCGATTACCCCTCGGATAACTGAAAAAAACGTCTTAAAAGGGGCTTGTATAGCCTTCTAGGGGCATTTCCTGCGTCAATCTGCGAATGGTTATATCAAGCGCTGACAACTCATCCATTTTTTTAACCCGCCATATAGCCTTAGTGCCATGCCAGCTATTGTGACAGTCCCTGCACAAAGCGATAACGCAGTATTGTAGTTTTTGTTCGATATGGTGGGCATCGCTAATGCCTGGCTGATCGCACACTGAGCACGGCAATAGTTTAACTTTCCCTATGTGTAGTCTTTGCTTTGCGCTTAGTTTGTTGTTCATTGGGTGTTTTTTATTTCATGCCTAGCACTATATTGCTCAGTTCTGTATACCTCAATGCGTGTTTGTGCTGCCGTCATAAGCCAGCGATAACGCTCCTCTAATTCGACTGCTTCCCTGATACCTTCTAGTATTTGAATGTAATCTGCATGAGCATAGGCATAGGTTTCTTGCTTTCCAAGTACCTCAGTACCCGCTTGACTCATTAACTGGGCTTTGCGACTCTTACGAAATTCTTCGAGAAACATTCGAGTCGCTTTAGCCTTGCTGTAGAGGGGTGCTGTGTCAATCAGGAATTGCACCGCCTTGTGTGGGTTATCACTCATGTTCTTTCCCTGATTGCATCCATGTGAACATAGCCAGTTGAAGCATCCAAAATTTCGATTATTTCATTGCGTTCATTCTCTGCTACTAGTTTGGCAAAGTGAATCAATATCTGTTGACAAGTATCAATTTCTTCATCAGCAAACCCTGCCTGTTTTGCCATGCGGATAATGCCTTCTATGGTCATACATCCTCCATTTTGTAGTTGAGTTTATGGTGCTGAAACCTCATTGCTGCTTCCATTTCCAATTCAGCACAAGCCTCTTGCGACATGCATCCCACAATATCACGCCCTTCAAACCACACTTCCTTGACTGACTCGTTATAGGTAGATTTGTCCTCGTCTATTTCGTATTCATAGACTACTGTCACTACTTCGCTACCCTGACCGATTGTTGTATCAAATTCCCAAGTTGATTCCATGATTCACTCCTGTTAAAAATTAAATGTTATTCCTGTTTTGGAATGTTTTGAATAGGGACTTACCCTAATCCAAGCACTCCTTAACGCAAATATCAACGCCTGGCAGACTGCAATAAACCTTTGTAACGTGGATGTTCACGATCTGAGAATCATCCTTGTAAACAACTCCGTTCATGGCATCTTCTACGCTTTTGAGCACGTTGGAGGCATCTGGCTTCTTAATTGGCTTCTCCAAGCCGTTTAAACAGGCTTCTAGGCGCTTTTTAGACAAAGACTTAGGAATTGGAGCACGAATGTACAAATACAGGTTTATAGGGGTCTCCAATGGTTGGGAAGCGCCCATTGCTTCTATTGCGGCTGCTTTAATCAAAGTCTCATAGTTTCTTGTTTTGTCAGGGGTGTAAGCCATAACGTGATTGCCACGTTTTGCATACCTTGCTCTCTGTTTTCCAACAGGGTCAGCATCTACTTTAAAAGTTACCATGAAAGTCATGTAAGAATCCTTATTGATAAATCATGCAAATAAAAGTTGTTGCGTTTTTACTGTAGTTCCAGAGTCATATCTTGTGGTTTCACCTTTGGGATATGGTTGGATTCCATATTTCAACAAACTATTTAATTGCTTCTTTTGATATTTGCTTCCACATATAAACACATACCTATGTTTTTGGCTTCTTTCAGAATAATAAAAATCATCTTTGAATTTCTCTTTCAAAAGTTCTAAGGTCATGCCTTGGGCTAAATGTCTGTTGTGCTTATGTTCTTGACCTTTAATGTTCCAATTGGTTCTTTTAACGCTCAACCCTAAGTAAATAAAATTACAAGCCTGGTAAACATATCCAACATGACCCTGTCCGGTATCAGCATAAGAAATCACTATTGTTGGTTTTGGTAGTAATTTCATAGAATTTGCCACTAAAAAAGATGCTTGATTTTTGTCGTTATCCATCAAACACAAACGATTTAATTCAACAACAATTGATTCTTGTTCTTTTCCACAAATTCCTCTAGCAACCATTGGAGAACCTGGCAAACCATAAGTTACAACACCAATAAGTTTTTCTTCTTCATACAAACCAAAAGCGTACATAATCATTGGCAATCTTTTTGCATAGTGCTTTTCAAGCAACCAAGGCTCGACCTCAAAAGTGTTAATTGGTAGAACTTTCATTTAAGATTCTCCATGCGTTTGCAGCCACTCTTGGTACTTGTGCATTTCCAAGGGCCTTAACTCTGTCCACTTGTCCGGGAAGTCCATTATGAGTTCTACAAAGTCCGGGTGATAGTATTGAGCGCAATCCAAGCTCGTCCTTACCCACTCTGTTGTAAAACTTGCTCTGTATTCTTGGCTTCCCCAAAACCTCTTTTTTGCCGCCCCTCTCCACATACTTGTTACTGGAGTTGGTAGCCAACACCCAAATTCGTTCTCTCCGATGGGGTAATCCAATGGCGTCTGCTCCCAACACTCCCCATTTCGCATCAAACCCCATTTTGGCCAAGTCTCCGAGAACTCTTCCAAGTCCCCTAGAAGTGAGCATTGGTGAGTTTTCCACGAAGACGTATCGGGGTTGTACTTCACAAACGATCCTTGCCATTTCTCGCCACATTCCAGAGGCTTCTCCATCAATTCCGGCTCCTTTTCCAGCTGCGGAAATGTCGGTACACGGAAATCCTCCAGATACAACGTCAACAATTCCTCTCCACGGCTTTCCGTCAAAGGTTTGAACGTCATCCCAAATCGGGAAAGGCGGGAGAAGCCCGTCATTTTGTCTAGCGCACAGTACGCTTGCGGGGTACTGCTCCCACTCGACTGCACAGATTGTTCTCCATCCAAGGAGGTGTCCTCCAAGAATGCCTCCACCAGCACCTGCGAATAAAGCCAACTCATTCAATTTGTCCTTCTTTCATTTGACGCATATAAAACCTGACCCGATCTCTTGCTCCTGAACCATAGATTCTTTCGCAACGCTCAAGCCTGGCACGAACAAAATCATTGTCTTTCAGAGATTGCCAAGTTCGGTATATTTCCCTTGCTTCGGCTTTCTCCAAAATAACTCTGTCTCCTGCATTGGATATGTTTTTCCTGCTATACGCCATAGGTGTTTACTCTAGGTCGCCAGTAAGTTCTAAGGCTTGGTTTATCAGATGAAGCGGAAAGTGGACTCCATCTTTTACTTTGTCTAACAGGATGTGGGCTTGGTAGTGGCTCATGATTTGTTCCTTAATTGAGCCATTGCTTGCCTAATGTGTTCAGGCATTGGGACGGCTTTTTTTCTGTCAGCATCAATCTTTGCCAAAGCAGGATCAATTTGCACTTCAACTTTGATCCCGAAGCCTTCAGGAATCTCAGCCCCATCCCATCTTTGTTGGTTCAAGTAGACCAAAGGAGCAGGAATGAAAGCACCATCGTCTTTTCGCCAGGCATCGGTTGTTTTCATCCACTCAATGTGTTTGATGATCTGGTCTGCACAGGTTTCACAGTAAAACTTCTTCCACTTCAAAAGACAAGCAGACTTGCCGCCTTTTCTTATCGACTTAGGCCATGCTGCCCAAAATCTCTCAAAGTTATTCATGTTGTTTTCTTTAGACATAGGTTCTCCAAGGGTGGATAGAGGGGTTTCTATCCGACCTTCTCCAAGCATTATGGTATTCATATATTGACTCCTGTTGACTTAAATACAAAACGCCCCAAGTGCGCATGACGAGTTAATTCGCTTATACATTTGGCCTTGTTCCACCGTTGTACCAAATGCTTTACCAGTCGCTTAACTAACGCTGGTCGGCAAACAGGGGGTGTTTCCTGATGTCGGTGTTTTCTTCCAAGCCATCCATGCAGATGCACTACTATCGTGTGGAGTACGGAAGCTGAAGTAGAAATAAAAAAACCGCTTGCAACTGCCCTCTGGTGGTAGTCTTTCCTAAATTCACTCCTACTGGAACTTAGGAAAAACAGAGAGCATGTGCAAACGGTCTTAACATTGTTACCTACCACAGCAACAACTTTATTGTACACAATTTTTCTATGTGTCAAGAATTTTTTTTAAATAAATTGATTATTTGTGATTTCAATTGCTGGTTTTGGTCTACCAAGCAATCGTTTAGCTTGTGCGTTCATCACAGCATATTCAGCTTTGGTAAAGATACCTTTGGCGTTTCTGATGTCAAAAGGATTGAGTAGACATCTAGGCTTCTCAGGTTCTTTAACCTCAATCATGTGATCAGCAAGGGTGTACTTTTGTATCCAAGAGCGTCCCATCTTGATCTTTTCAGCAGTAAGTTCATTCTTACGAATCATTTTCTTACAAGCAGCAACAATAGAATTCCTTGGGATGCGTGTCAAGTCTTCCATTTCGTAAGAGGTGAGAGAGCCATTCTGTAAAGCAGTAATGATTGATTCTTTGGTCATAGGTTCTCCAGGTTAATTGGGCGGTTTAGATGGAGTTCTAGCGTTCTGGCAAGCAAAGCTGTTACAGCCGCAATGGAATCCTCTGGTTCGGTTGTATAAGCATCTGCCATTGTTTGAGAGTACCCAAGCAAGGCTTCAGCGCATCTTTTTTCAAGTATTTCAATGTGCATAAGAGGAGGGAAGGAGTAGAAGGGCTATTTATTAATAGGACAAGTCTTTTTAGATTAGCATAGAAAAAAATTGCGTAAATTAGGGAAAACCCCTATGTAAATTCAGGAATCTATGTGGCACATTATGGGTGTGGGCAAACAGTAACCCACGTTTAACAGGAGTAAATATGCCAATGCTTAATGGAAAAAAGGTCGTAGACCTAGAGGTAGATGGGGTAGATAGTAGTGATTACCCAGACTTCTCTGATGCCTACTTTTCAGGTGGATGCTATGAAGATGGGACTGACTTGACAGACGATGAGTTGATTCAACTTGCCGATCTATCAGGTGATGTTCTGTACGAAATGGCGTACGACTCTCTACACTAATGAAAACACTATTTCAGATCTATGTGGAAGAGTTTTCTGACATCCACTACTGTCCTTATTGCTTGACAATCAAGGGAAATAAAATAGTCTGTTGCCAAGAAGCAGACTTTATTGAGTTTAAGGACTTGTATCCTGAACAACAAAAGCAAATCATTGAAGACGAATTAGATCAATATTCTTACTAATGGGAGTTAATATGGACAGTTACACACAAGACCCAAACCAACCAGGCTTATTAGTTGAGCGCAAAGAGTTAATCTCTAAACTGTTGGCAAAGAACGTCAATGACCATCTTGAGAAAAAGAATGGTCTATCCTACCTATCATGGGCTTGGGCATGGGCAGAGGCTCTCAAAGCTGATGCAAACGCTACTTTTGTAGTAAATATGTTTGATGGCAAGTGCTTCATGGACATCAACGGCACGGCAATGGTGTTCGTTACTGTCACCATGTTTAATAAGCCAATGACTTGCCAATTGCCTGTTATGGATTACAGAAACAAAGCCATCCCCAACCCTGATGCGTTTGCAGTCAATACATCCATCATGCGGTGTATGACCAAAGCTCTAGCCCTTCATGGTCTCTCTTTATATATCTATGCGGGTGAAGACCTACCTGAAGAGGGTAGATCAGTAGTGATCACGCCCACTCAGGGAGCACAAGACAATATTCCTCCAGAGGAATTACAGTACTTGCAAGAGATGGCAGTCGATTTGATTGCCACTTGTGAGCAAGGTGACCCCAAGGCAGCTTGGGAAAAGTTGGAAGGAGAGAACTTAGACGATCAACAAAAGATCGCCTTGTGGACACTCCTTCCCAGTAAAGTAAGAAGTGCGTTAAAGAAAGCGAAGGAAATGTAATGGAAAAAAAAGATAACTCTGGTGTACTTTTTAAAAACGACAAAAAAGAAACACCAAACCATCCTGATTACAAAGGAAATATCACAGTTGGAGGTCAGGATTACTGGCTATCTGCTTGGATAAAAGAGGGTAAATCAGGCAAATTCATGGGTTTAGCAGTATCACCCAAGGAAGAGTACAAAGCGAAGCCATCAGAGCGATCTAAAGCGACCAACTTTGACGATGATTCTTTGCCATTTTGAGTAAGTTTACGAAGCCGAAAGCGGATGCGGTAAAGAGACAAATCGGTAACCGACCCGTGCAGCGAGTAGGCTTCACCAATAAATAGGAGTTAATAATGGATATTAAAAGTGCTTTCGATAGAATATTCAACTTACCTGAGTTTCCAAGGGTAAGAAAGACAGACCCAGTAACCTCATTCGAGGCGGCAGAGTCTATCAAACCAGTAGCACCACAACACTTCGAGATCATCTTAGAGTGCTTAAAGACTTATGGCCCACTTGGTAAAGATGGAATAGCCTCATTGACAAAACTCGATGGAAACCAAGTTGCCAGGCGCTTGAATGAGATGCAGAAGATAGGTCTTATTTATCTCACAGGCAAAACAGTTAAATCCGACTCAGGTCGTTCAGAAAGGGAGTGGTCTGTATGCTAGAAAAACCACCACATTCCAAGATCAGCTATCCATCAGTCCCCATGAAAGACTTTAAGTGGGAGTCAGGATCTGACGTTCAAACTCTGTGGAGAAAGCATGGATGGATTCCACCTAGTGAGAGTATCACTCCACCACCACCAGAGAAGGTAGAAATTCCGTTAAGGAGGGTGAGATGACTGAATGGACAAAAGAGGAAGACGAAGCCTTTAACATGGTTGAACAAAACAGCAACCTTGGTAAGCAAATCCTAAGAAGCAACAAATCTAGCGGTATGGACTGCTGCACATACGACTGCATACAGGGCAGAAACTGTCCTGTTAGGGCTAGAGCGCTAGAAGAGGTAGCCCAAGAGTTTGACAAGATGCCATTTGGCGACACAGCATCTAGCTTTGCCACTTTCGTAAGAAGGATGATAGGTTAACCAAGGACAGAGAGAGCATGGGCAATGTGCTTTTCTCTGTCTGCCAAACCTATAAAGCCACCATTGATTTTTTTAGTCATGGTCTTGTAGTCTTGAGAATCAGCATATTGGTTTAGTTTATGTGTATCCCAGAACCATCCCGCAGTAAGGGCGGCATACATAGGAGTCGCTACAAGGTCTGGATTCATTACAAAATCCACCCCTAGAGCCTGACCAGCATGGTAATAATTGGCGTGTCCTGTCAATTGGATACACCCACGACCTCTAAACCGATAGCCATCACCAGAAGCCTCATCCCTGTTTCCCATCCGACTAGAGTAAACAGTATTGGCAATCAACTTAGGATTACGAGCGCACATCTGTGCTTTGGTGGCGTCAAACCTTCTAGGCCATAACTTCTGTAGAGCCTCTGCACGATAGTTCAGATTTTCTGATAAAAGTTTGAAATTACCTGATTCGTGAGCACATTGACCAATGAAAGCAGCCTTTCTAAGGGGATTCATAATGTCAAAACGCTCAAAAGTAGCATTTAAACCATCTAGCCACTCAGAGCCAATATGAAGTTGTTTGAGTTGTTCAGCGTTTATCATTCAACAAATCTCTCATCTGATTGTACGAATCTACACAGGCATTGAGTGCAGCAGTATTCCGATCCCCTTGGGCTACTATTTCGGCAATGGCTTGGAGGGTTGCTCTGTCGGCATCAGAAGCTGTGTCAGCCTGTCTGTCAGGTTCACGGGTTGTTTCTGTATTTGTGGTGGCAACGGGGGCACTTGTGGGGGCTTGTACACAACTGGCGGTGTTGAGCCGCACCCTACCATCCCTAATAGCACGATCAAGAGCAGACTGTTTCTGAGTGACAACATTGTTAACCTCCAAAAGTTTACTGGCAGTAGTGTTTAATTGCTCGTTGAGTTTCTGTTC